CCCATACCGATGGCGCTGGAATGATGCTTCCTTGTGCTTTTGGTAAAGAACAAAAAAATCAAATGGTGCGATTACCTTGGATAAAAGGACTTTTAGGAGTGTTTGATTTTAAGAAATTTATAGAGGTTAATAATTGCTCTTCTAAAATTACGGATATATACGGCAAGACATGGGATATCATAGAAGATGATATTCAAGTAATTTTTACAAAGAGTCAAACTAAAATGTGGAAATATTACGACTCTTGGGAACAGTATAAAGAATATTATAAATATTATAAGTGCACTGCTGGATATACTAACAAAGAAGAAGATAAAATTAAAGACGCTACTATTAATTATCAAATGCTGCAGACTCTTACCGAGGTAAACGATAATGAGATAGAGCAAATTATTAATAGGTCAAATAACAAGTTGAAAAATTTATGCTCTTCTATAGAGTCTATGAAATCTGCTTTTGGTGTAACACCAGATACTTGCGAAGGTAATATGACATATTTACAGAAAGCCATTAAACTTTATCCTGATTTAATGAATGATGAATGGCTAAAAATTATTTTAAGACAGATTAAAGATAGTATGGTCAAAAACTACAAGGCGGGAAGTTTATCTATTAATGGCAAGTATACATTTTTGTTGCCAGATTTCTATGCGGCTTGTGAGTATTGGTTTATGAATAATAAAAATCCCAACGGCTTATTAAATGACAAAGAAGTTTTTTGTTGGTTATTTAGAAAGGCAAAAGAACTTGACTGTTTAAGAAGCCCGCATTTATACAAAGAACACGCCATTAGAGATAATATGGCTTGGAATGGCAACAAAGAGAATCAACAGCGAATTAGAGAGTGGTTTAATACTGATGCGGTTTATACAAGCTGCAAAGATTTAATTAGTAAAATTTTACAGTTTGATGTTGATGGCGATAAATCTCTTGTGGTAGCTGATGAAAATATTATTAATGTTGCCAAAAATAGTATGAATAACATTGTTCCTCTTTATTACAATATGAGAAAGGCATCTCCTGTTCAATTAAACAATCAAACAATTTATGATGGTCTTAATGCAGCGTTTATCGGTGGTAACATTGGAATATATAGCAACAATATATCTAAAATTTGGAATAGCGATATCTTTGTCAATGGCTCTGTAGAAGAAAGACAAAACGCTGTTGATTTAATTAAATTGTTGTGTATGGAAAATAATTTTGTAATTGACTTTGCCAAAACTTTATATAAGCCAGAGAGACCCGATTATATTCACGATAAAATTACAAGTTTTACAAACAAAAAACTCCCCCACTTCTTTACATACGCAAAAGACAAAACAATTGACCAAGTTGAAAATATTAATAATAGTTTGGTAAATAAATTAGATTCTAAAATAATTAATCCAAGAATTAATTCTCGCAGCATTGGATTAAAACAAATTGACTATACCAAATTAGTAAGCAATCCAGATATTGAATGTCGTGTTGTATTTAATAAAAATGGGAAAATTAACGAAGAATTATCAGACCCTATGATTGTTAAATATTATGAACTTAATCAGCAATATCATTTTAAGGTTAATATGGAATGCGCCGAATTAACAAGGGGCGACTTGTTAAGTAATACTCAATACAAACAAGATTTATTTTTTAAAAGAATTGCTAATGAAATTCGCACTGAGCTTTCTCAGTTTGGATATAGTGAATCTGAGATTGTTGATATTTTGGTCAAGTTTTTGTATTATGTTAAACCAAGTAAACATAAAAGTGTTCTTTGGTTTTGCTATGGAAAACAGATTTTTGAGAACATAGAGAAAAATATTAAGTCAAAAACTAAGATTATTCAGTGTGTTGATTGCGGCAAATGGATTGAGATTGGCATAAAAGATACAAAGACTTGTCGGTGTGAAGATTGTTCAAAAGAACATAAGAGAGAATTAACTCGCTTAAGAGTTCAAAAACATAGAACGAAGTCTATGTAACGCTACCAAAATGCTTTTATAAACAACCAATAATTAAGGTTATATATCATTTTTATAAATTTTATAAATAACCTTATTTTAAGGTTGTTTATATTATGTACATTTAGCGCCTATAAGGGAAACACCCTCGAAAACAAACAGTCTAAAGGTTGCTGGCAGAAAGTACTAATTAGAAACTACAGATAACCTTTAGATACTTTGTTGATAAATATTTTAATATTTTATAAAATTTTATGTTAATTATTTGAGGTGAATTTATGAAAGAAAAAATTAAAATAACAAAAGAAAATCTTATTAAGGATATTGCTAAACAAACTAATAAAAATATAAGCGATGTTAAAGATGTTTATAATACTTTAGAAAAAACCGTTTTTGACATCCTCTCTTCTGTTGATGTTAATGGAGATATAACCATTAAATTATTTGAAGGTATTAGTTTGGATGGAATTTATATCCCTAAAAAAACAAAGCAAAATAATTTAACTGGCAAAATAAGTATTGTAGAAAGTAAGATTAAACCCAAATTCAATGTTACTCGTTCTTATTGTGAAAAGTTAAATTCAAAGTAAATAATTAATTATTTGATATAAGCAGTGTTTCACTGATTATATATACTATCGCAGTTATCCAAAGAGATGGCTGCGATATTTCTTTTCATTCATTTTTCTACCTTTTGGCTTGTTGGCTGCCTATCCTTTTGGATAGGTGGCTGATAAAGTTTGAGGATAAGAGAAATGAATATATGCTTCGATATCTCAATTGGCAGAGGACTTGATTTGTAATCAAGATGTTGTGGGTTCAATTCCCTCTCGAAGCTCCATACAAAATAAAGGTGGTATATCTATGTACCACCTTTTGTCTTTTATATTTTTTTGTAATGTTTGGAGGTTAAATAAAATAAACATGGATGAATTTAGAAAATTAGATAATGAAAATTATCATCAATATATTTGGCGAATGGACGGATTAGTTCAGTCTGGTAAATATAAAAACTGGAAAGAAATAACACCTCTTATTAATAGAGAGTTATTTGGCGACGATGAAGAGTTGTATCGAGATGAATCAGCTTTCCGCAAAGCTGTAAAGTATGCAAGAGACTTTTATGAAGCTGGCGTATTTGGCGATAACGAAGACGAATATTATAAAAAGTTACAGACTGAAAAGCGAGAATTGCAAAAAGTAAAAGCCCAAGTTCAAACTGAGAAGTTAGAATATTCTCGTTGGCTTAGAGAAGAAGCAAGAGATGAACTAATTACAGAGAAAATTTGTAATGCAATATCTTCCCTCCCCTCTCTCGATATTCCTCATCATATTTACCCTGTTCATAATTCTCGTGCTTATGCGTTGGTTTTTGGCGACGAACATTACGGAGTTGAATTTGAATTAAAAGGATTGTTTGGAGATATTCTTAATGCTTATAGTCCCGAAATTTTTGAAAAGAGAATGTGGGATTTGTTTGACCAGACTATCGAAATTATTCAAAGAGAGAATATTGATAGCCTAAATGTTTTTTCTATGGGAGATTTTAGTGATGGTGTTCTCAGAGTTTCACAATTAATGAAATTAAGATATGGTGTCGTAGACGGAACAATTAAGTATGCTGATTTTATTAGTGGTTGGCTTAACGAATTAACTAAATATGTGCGAGTAAAATATCAGTCTACTAATGGCAACCATACCGAACTTCGCCAATTAGGACAACCCAAAGGTACTTTTACAGAGGATAATATGGGAAAGGTTGTATCTGAGTTTATTAAAACACGATTAAAGGATAATCCTAATTTTGAATATATTGAAAATCCTACTGGCTATATTTATGCAGAGCTTGTGGGAAATCCAGTATTGGGGATACATGGAGAGGTAAAAAATATGAGCAACGCCATTAAGGAGTTTTCTTCTATTTATGGCATACACATTCAGTACTTGTTGGCTGGTCATTTGCATCACAACAAAGTCGAGGAAGTGGGCGTAAATCAAGAAGTAATAAATATTGGCTCTATTATTGGCGTAGATAGTTATTCTCTGTCTTTAAGAAAAACATCGAATGCTTCTGCCAAGTTATTGGTGTTCGAACAAGATAAGGGAAAAACTTGTGAATATATATTAAAGTTAAATTAAAAGAAATAAAGTTATAAAAATATGGAGATTAATTAAATAATGGAAAAAGATATAGAACTTTACTATTGCTACTCTCTCAACCTTAGAGAATTTCTTTATAACAATGGTGTGAGATATAAATTAGCAGCACTGAACCCTAATAGTAAGAGTCTGTTTTGGGTTTATGTTAAAGATAAAAAATTAGACAAATTATTGAGTGAGTGGTCAGCTAATAAACAGACTGCTTTTGAAAAATAAATACTTTGATGTAGAAATGATGTGGAGGTGAAACATATATATGCCAAGAGGTAGACCACCAAAAAAAGACAAAGAGTTGCAAGAAAATCAAGATGCAAACACCCAAACGAAAAAGGGCGTTAAATCAACCAAAGATAAACGTGCTTGTTTTTATTGTGGGAGAGAATATGTTGAAACAAATTATTATAATTCAAATAGTGAATTTTATAGTAATACAGGTAAAATTCCATATTGTAAGCAATGTATAGAAAAATTTTATCAACAATATTACGAAAGATATACCAACGAGGGTTGTTTAACTCCTGAAAAGAAGGCGGTTCAAAGGCTGTGTATGATTTTCGATATTTATTATAGAGATGATGTTTTCGAGTCTTCTATGAATAAAATTAAAACAAGCGGTATGAACATAACTCCCATGTTTCAATATATGAAACAAATACAACTTCAGCAATATAATCGTAATAAAGAAACATATGAGAAGACTATAACCGAAGCAGAGCAAGAGAATTTTGCTATGGCTTCTATTTCGGATATATCTGGCGAAACAACCGTTGACCAAAAGACGATTGATTTCTTTGGTAGTGGGTTTACCGATGAAGATTATAAATTTTTAAAAAGAGAATATGAAGATTGGACTGCGAGACACGAGTGTAAAACTAAAACGCAGGAAGAAAATTTTAAGGACATATGTTTCAACAGATTACAAAATCTAAAAGCATTACGAAAGGGCGAAGATACAAAAGATATCACGGCTTCGTTTCAGAAAATGTTGGATGCTGGTAAATTGCAACCTAAACAAAATGCTGGCGATACTACAGCGGACAATCAAACATTTGGCACTTTAATTGATAAATGGGAGAATGAAAGACCTTTGCCCGAAATTGATGAAGAGTTAAGAGATGTTGATAAAATAGGAGCTTATATGGACATTTTTTATCGTGGACATTTAAGCAAGATGATGGGCTTAAAAAATGGATTGTCGAACTTATATACAAAATTTATGAAAAAGTATACTGTGAACAAACCAGAGTATAACGATGAAGAAAATAGTGAAGTTTTATTTGACGCCATTTTTGGAAACGCCTCTTTGGACTCTAATGAGGACAACGAGGGGGTGGTGTAACGATGGAAAAAAAGAAATCTGAAAAGCAATTAGCCAATGAAAAATCTGAACGAATCATGCAAGGCGTTGCTTATTGGGCTAGTTTCTATCGTCATTAGCAAAATCCTCAAAGATTTGTTAAAGAATATTTAAATATTAATTTAAAATTATTTCAAAAAATATTATTATATATGATGATGTGTTGCAACTACTTTATGTATTTGGCGGCACGAGGTCAGGGCAAGACCTTTTTAACTGCGCTCTTCTGTGTAGTTAGGTGTATTTTATTCCCCAAAACAAAGATTTGTGTGGCTTCTGCAACTAGAACTCAAGCAAATGAAGTTCTTCTTAAAATAACAGACGATTTTATGAAGAATTATGGATGGGGTTCGGAAAATCTAAGACGAGAAATTACATATGCGTCGGTGGGTGCAAATAAAGCAGTCATTGAGTTTGCTAATGGTTCTTGGATAAGGGTTGTTACCGCTTCAGATAGTGGGCGAGGTGCGAGATGTAATATACTTCTCGTAGATGAGTTCCGTATGGTTGACTTAGATACAATCAATACCGTTCTTAGAAGATTTTTAACGGCACCAAGACAGCCTAATTATTTAAACAATCCAAAGTATGCGCATTTATTGGAACGAAACAAGGAATTCTATATGAGTTCTTGTTGGTATAAATCGCATTGGTCTTTTGAAAAAGCAAAAGCATATGTAGTGAATATGCTTGATGAAACAAAAAAATATTTTATATGTGGTCTTCCCTATCAAATTTCAATTAAAGAAGGATTGTTGTCAAGAGAGCAAATTGAAGATGAAATGTCCGAATCTGATTTTGACCCAATGAAGTTTGCAATGGAAATGGAATGTCTTTGGCACGGCGATACAGATGGCGCCTTTTTTACATTTGATGACATATCAAGTCGTAGAAAGTTAAAAACTGCTATTTATCCCACTTCTTTGATTGGTAATAGTAGAAACTTAAAAATACCAGATTTGGTTCCAAACGAACGTAGAATATTATCAGTGGATATAGCTCTAATGGCTTCTAAAAAGCAGAACAATGACGCAAGTGCAATTATTATTAATAGTGCTATTCCTACAAACAATGATAACTATACATCTAATATTATATATATGGAAAATCACGAAGGTTTAACCACTGATGAGTTGGCATTGGTGGTTCGTAGATTGTACGATATGTATAAATGTACAGATTTAGTTGTGGATACAAATGGTGTTGGACTTTCCGTATTTGATATGCTTATACAAGATATAGTTGACCCAACTACTGGTGAACTATACCCCGCCCTCTCTTGTTGTAATGATAAGGCTATGGCAGAGAGATGCAAGGTTGATAATGCGCCCAAAGTGATTTGGTCGATTAAAGCAAGTGCGGCATTCAACAATGAGATTTGTACTCTTCTTCGTAGTGGATTCCAAAACGGAAAAATCAATTTGCTTGTTTCAGAATTTGAAGCCGAGGAAATTTTAAAAGACAAAATTAAAGGTTTTAACAAAATGCCAGCTTACGAACAGATGCAATATAAGTTGCCTTATATTCAAACAACACTGCTTGTTTATGAGTTGATAAACCTTGAATATGAGATAAAAGGTACAAATGTAAAGATTACTGAAAAAAGTGGTATGCGTAAGGATAGATATTCTTCTCTTGCGTATAACTATTGGGTTCAATGTCAGCTTGAACGAGAAATGTTAAGAAAACAAAAAACTGGGTTTAATGCTTCTGATTATGCGTCAAAGTTGAGAAGATTAAATCATCGTCCTACGACTTATTAAAGTATGACAAATAAAATTACAAATAATAAATTAAATTCTAAAGAAAGGGGTGAGATATCGTTTTGAGTAATGAAAAAGATAATATACAAAGTATAGATATTCCTATTTATACAGAGTCAGATTATAAAAATGACCAAAGTAAATTTGAAGAATCTATGAAAACGGGCAAAGTTGATTTTAAAAATTTTCAACGCCTAATGATAAGAGATATTTGTACTAATACGAGCGTTATTGAGACTGGTTGTATTGGCGATGTGAGTTTAAAAGATGTGGAACTTGCATTAAAGCATCCCAAACAAGGTTGGAAGATATTGTTAGACGCTTCTAATGAATTAATGCGTATCTCTCCCCACTACTTTAGAATGAATAATCTGTATTCTAATATGGCTTTGTTCTGTTGGTGGATAGATTTATATGATGTTAAAGATAATGCACAGATTGATAAAATAAAGAAAACTTATGCTGCCCTTGCTGCTAAGTTGGAGAGTATGAACCTAAAACACGAATTTTCTAAAATAATGAAGGTTATACCTTATCAAGATATTTATTGTGGATTAGTGTTTGAAAATCAATCAGACTTTTTCTTTCAACAGATAAATTACAAGATTTGTGAATTATGTGAAATTCAAGATGGTTTGTATAATTTTAGAATAGACTTAACTAAAATAGACGCTACAAATCTCACCGCATATCCCGACTATGTTCAACAGGCGTGGGTGGATTTAAGAGATAAAAAAGTCAATCCAAATATTGTCGGTCAATGGTATAAACCATCTGCTGACAAGCAAATTTGTTTAAAGATGAATAGTCAGTGGATTTACCCCTACCCTATTCTTATTGGATTAATTAAGGATATTCTTAATTTGGATGTTTATAAGAAATTAAAATTGCAATCCGCAAGAACGGATAATTATAAGGCGATTGCCGTTGAGGTGCCTATTGATGAGAATACGGTTGATAAGCCTTTGCTTACTCCAGATACACTTGGAATTTTTGCTGAAATTAATAGAGAAAGTATGACTGACGATATTGGTCTTATTCACACACTTGGTTCAAGTGCTACACCTATTAGTTTTAAAGACTCAAGCAATACAAGAAATAATGTTAGCGATGCCGTAGATGAAATTTATAATTCGTCTGGTATTAGTAAAGAAATGTACAATGGTAGTTCATCTGGTACAGCTCTAACACTTTCTATTGAAAATGATTCTGGATTTATATATGGATTATATAGACAATTTGAGCGTTGGACTAACCGTTTGATTAAGATTAGAAAATATAATAAATCAGCATTTAAATTTTTATTCTATCTTGTAGATGTTACTATTTTTAATAGAGATAATGTTTCTAAGAGATATAAAGAAGCGGCAAGCTTAGGCGCTTCTGTTATTGACAAATGGCTTGCTACGCTTGATATGACACCTTCTCGTACATTAGGTTCGTTTGTGTTACACAAAGATGTTTTTGATTTTCAAAATAACTTTGTGCCGCTTCAATCTTCATTTAATAGTTCTATGGAGGGAGAGGTTGGCAGACCGACCAATGAGAGTAAAGGGAAAACGCTTGATGAAGCTGGCGAAAAAACAAAAGACCTTGATTCAAACATAGATAGATAATTTAATTGATATTCGAAGGAGTTGTAAAAATGAATGAATGTTTATTTTGTTGTAAAGGAAAACGATTAGCCAATTATTTACTTGAACATAATTGTAAGTTAATAAGAATTGATTGTGACCAGAAATCAGAAGGATTTCTGGTCTTTATTTTTGAAAAAAGTCAAAATCTTAAAGATGCTTTACAATCTTGGAAAATAGATAAAAGTACTTATTTGTTTTAATAGTTATGTTTTAGAAGGAGATGTTTCGTATGTTTAATGAAAAAACTAATAAATATGAAGGCTATATTTATTGTATATATAACACAATGAATTTTAGCGGATATATTGGGCAGACGATTAGAAGCGTAGAGATGCGATTTAAGTCGCATAAGTCCAGTAGTAAAAATATAAACAAATCAATTTATTTATATTCAGATGTAAGAACTTTCGGATGGGATATTTTCGATGTTTTTGAAGTTGAAAAAATCGAAGCCGATACTTTATCTGAGTTAAAAATATTACTTAATGAAAAGGAAATTTTTTATATTGCAAAATATAACACTTTATACCCTAATGGATACAATATTTCAAAGGGTGGATGGATTTTAGGTAATACTTTTGAAAGTTGCAAGGTTTACAAGTTTGATTTAGATGGCAACTTACTATCGGAATATCAGTCTATAACAGATGCCGCAGAAAACAATCATCTAAATCAATCTGATATATCTAACTGTTGTAATAATAAAAAAGTTGCTACTGTTGGTGGGTTTTATTGGTCTAAAAATAGAGTGTTGAACAAATCTAAAATCAATACTCAAAAGAAAAGAATAGTTATGATGGATGCAAACGAAAATATAATTAGAGAATTTAATTCTGCAACCGACGCTTCTCTGATTTTATTTAATAATAAAAGTAAGCGTTCTGCTATTTCAAAGTGTTTGACGGGCAACAATAAAACCGCTTTTGGTTATATATGGCGATATAAATAAAGGTGATGGTCATATGATTAAAAGCAGATTGTCGCTTCCTATTTGTTTTGAAGTTAATAATGAGATATCTAATGCAGATGAGCGTTTTATTAATGTTACCATTGATGTCTTGCATACTGGTCTTAATTTTAACGGAAGTATTTTTGACAAAGAAATTGTCGATGAGAATATTGAGACAATCAAAAACACTCCCATTTTAGGTTTCATTTCCGAAGATTCTTATGTTGGCAAAGACTTTAAAGGACATGAATATATCATAACAAAAACAGATAAAGATGGTATTACACGCAAATATATAGGAAGTGCTTATGGCGTGGTTCCAGAATCATGCAATCCTCGCTGGATAACAAAGATGTGTGATGATGGACAAGAAAGAGAGTTTTTACAAGTTGACGGCTTGTTATGGACAAAATTTAATGATGCAACAGATATTATGCTTAGAGATATTGAAAAGTCACATTCAATGGAATTGTACCCAAAAAATATTGATGGCTACGAAGATGATGATGGCAATTTTATATTTACTAAATTTAGTTTTGATGGATGTTGTATTTTAGGAATGTCTAAAGACCCAGCTATGATTAACTCTACTATCGAAGTTCAGTTTACAATGAGTGATTTTGTAAAGAACATTCAAAGTGAACTTAACGATAAATATAGTGCGTTTGAAAAAATAACAAACGACAAAGCTTTCACCAAAATGGTGAATAAAAAAACTAATCAAGGAGGTATTAAAACTATGTCGAATACGGATTTTACTCAGACTCTTTTGGCGCAGTTTGAAGATATTTCCACGATGGTAAGAGAACATGAGGTCACAAGGGATAGATGGGGAGATTCGGTTCCTCGCTATTATGCTGTTGATGTTCAGGAGAACGAAGTAATTGTTGTAGATAGAGAGTCTGGATACAATTATTTTGGTTTCGTATTTACCATAAATGGTGATAAGCCCGAAATAGATTTCACCAGTGGGAAGAGAAAGAAGCTTCGTTATGAAGACTATGTTGAGGGTGCCACGACTCCCGAAGGTGGCTTTGATTTTGGTAATCATATTTCTGAAGTTGAAGAGACTGCCTTTACTAAGGTTGAGGAAGCAAACACAAAAGTTTCTGAAGCTGAAGGCAAAGTTTCTGAGCTTGAATCAAAGGCTTCCGAATTTGAAACAGCTAAGAACGAGATTGAAGAGAAGTTCAATCAGATTAATGCTGAATTTGAAGAAATGAAGCCCAAGTACGAGGATTATGTAAGAGCTGAACAGGCTCGCATTGAAGCTGAGTTAGATGCTCAGAAAGATGCAGAATTCGCTAAGTATGAATCTGTTTTAATTGACGATATTAATTTTGCCGCTCTTAAAGAAAAGAAGGCTGAAATGTCGGTTAAAGAGATTGAAAGCGAATGTGCAATTTTGTATGCAAGAAAGAATCTTGCGACCAACTTTAGTAAGCCTAACGATGATGCTATGACCGCAGGACTTGTTGATGATGGCGAGAAAAACGGTTTTGTTGCAACTAAGTATGGCTATGTTCGTAAATCATAATAATTATTTTAATTTGTTTTATTTTTAAGGAGGAATTTAATATGGCTATTGATATGTCTAGAATCCATACAGTCGTAGACTCTGTGAACATGGCTTCGACCAAATATGCAGAAAGAATTTTTGATTGTGTGGCAGATGTTGATTTGGACAACGGTACTTTTGGCTATATGGCTGAACTTGTTGACCGTAATATTTATAAGTTTATACCTGGCACTAAGGCTGGTGAGAAAGTGCTTATGGTGGATGTTCCTGCATGGGACGAGGACGAGTCTAGCGTTTTGAATCAGCGCAGAAATCGTTTCTATATTCCTGCTGGTACACCTTTCCGTGCTCGTGTTGTTAAGGCAAACGACGAGTTCGGTATTACTATTGAGGGTGTTTCAGCAGATACTCAGACCATACTTTCTGAGCAGACTGATTTTATGGCTAATGATGTGTTTCTGACTGTTGGCAACGATGGTAAGCTTGTTGCTTCTGCTACTTCTACTGATGGCGCTATTATGGAAGCTCGTGTTGAGCGTAAGCGTCTTATGGGTGCAAAGCTCATTACTCCTCTTCGTCAGTATGGCAGTGACAACTTTATGTACGAAGCTCGCATCAAGGTTTTAGCTTAATTTAAGGAGGTAATAGATTATGACAAATTTTAGTGCTGAACAGAATCATGTATTTTCTCTTGCCGCAGACCTTGTTAGCGGCAACTATTCTCTTGAGGGCGGTCTTACCAAAAAGGATTTAGAGAACCATCTTCGTGAATCTATTAACAAGGACATTTTTGGCGGTCTGACCTTTGAACAGGCTCTCCGTCGTAATAAGAATACCGTATATGAGGTTATGGAGCAGATTACCGATATTGTTGTTGGCGAGAATGTTCTTAAGAGCGCATTCGTTGACCAGTTTGTAGAGGTTAAGAACCGTGTGTTTGGAGACCGTACTGATTGGGTTACTCAGGGTGATTCTCTGCTTACCGTTGCTTCTTTTGCTGGTAATCACTGGGACACCAACCGTCAGTCCTTCGACTCTGGTGAGAAGTTCACCCTTCCTTCCGAGTGGGCGTTTATCCATGTATATATGGAATTTGAGCGTTTTATGCTTGGCATTGAGTCTTTTGATAAGCTGACCAATGCTATCACTAAGTCTTTTGAAGCGTTCATTAACGAGCGTGTCTTTGCACAGTTCCACAATATTGCTTCCGCCGTTCCTTCTGAATTTGTTTACAATGGCAACGATGAGGACGCAATTCTTGGTCTTTGCGAGAAGCTTGAGGTATTTGGCGGTTACAACAACATGACAATTTGTGGTACTCAGGGCGCTCTTCGTAAACTTGGCAATATCCTCCCCGTTGAGATTCTTCCTGAATCTTTGAAGGAGCAGCGTGCTCTTACTGGTGCATATGGCGTATGGAATGGCTATAATTGTATGCGTATTCCGCAGGTAAAGAAGAACGACGCATTTGAGCTTGCTCTTGATAACAATAAGCTGTTTGTTATCGGTGCCGATACTAAGCCCATTAAGCTTGAGTACATTGGTGGCACTCGTGCAAAAATGATTGATGATGAGAAAGTTAACAACGACCTTACTCTTGACCTTCAGGTTCAGACTAAGTTTGCGCTTGGAACTCTTCTTCCTAAGTATTTCGGAGTCATTAATTTGGCTTAATAATTAAAGTTATATTATTTGAATTTATAAGAAAGGTGGTTTAGCTATGGCTTCACAAAAAGGAAACGCTAAACTCACTGTTGATACAGTGGATGAAAATATGGATGTAAAAGTTGAACACAAAGTAGATGTTGAGAAGAATATTAAAAAGGAAAAGCCTCTTGACAAAGATGACATAATCGAAGTTGTTTCGCTTGTTCCTAATGTTAGTTATGAAGATAAGAAATCTGGCGATATCTATAAATGGGAAAAGTCTGGTGAAATTGTTGAAATGACTTTTGATGTTATTAATTATATGCATCAAAATTATAAGACATATTTTAAGTCAATGTGGATTAAACCTCTTGATAATCGAGTTGTTAAGAAATTCGGTTTGGAATCTACTTATCGAGATTATGATTTCTTAATGGATGCTTCTAATTATACCAGAAAGAATGTTAATGAGATTTGTGATAGTATTCGTAAAACTCCTCAGTCTCTTAAGTTTGCAATTTGCAACAGAATTAAGAGTCTTGTTTCTTCTGGTGAAATTTCTGATATTCTCATTCTTCGTGAAATCGAAAAGAGTCTCAACATTGATTTAATCCCTTTGATTGGTTAATAAATAAAATTTGAGAGGTAGATATGATGGCTACTTCATATGAAAAACTTTACGAAAATCTTTTACCCAAATTTCGTAGTTATGAAATACCACTCATGTCTACTGAAGAAGTAAAAGATTATTTACACGATTTTCTTATACCTGCGATATCAAGATTTCATGTTTGTCGTAAGGACTTAAATGACAGAGATGATATCTTGCAAAGGTTTAATGTTGAGTTGTCGGATACAGAGATTGAAATATTGAGCAATTATATGCTTATTGAGTATATTGATTCTGCATATATAAGAGTTCCTTCTTTATTGCAGAAACAGATGCCTTCGAGTGATTTCAAAGTGTTTTCTGATGCTAATATGATTGATAAATTGATGGCAATGCATACAACCTATGTGAAAGAAAATGAAACTCTTCTCTCTCGCTATGCGTGGATGGGAGCAAAAGAATTAGGCGTGAAGCTTGGTGCTGGATATAAGAAAGCAAAATTTTAATAATAATTTAAATGAAAGGTGGTGGGTCACATGAAATGTTTAGATAGATTTAATAAACGAATGAATTTAAGTGGTGGGTCTCTTAGAGAAGAATATATTTTTAATACGAGAGAGTTGTTAAATGAAACATTTACAGACGACCCATCCTTTACATTTGGAATATATTTTTGGAGATTAGGTTTAAAAGAATACATTCACGAAAAGCCGATTGGTATTAGATTGTATGGTAGGGCATTTTCTGCTGCTAATGGTGTAACTGTTAAGTTTCAAACACCTTATGATACTCCTGTAGTTGTTGGAGATATCATATATGATGCTAACAAAGACGAATATTTGATTTGTACAGAAGCGTTTGATATTGATGGTATGCATTATAAAGGCAAATTTACTCTTTGTAACTGGATATTAAAGTGGCAGAAGAAGGATGGTACAATTTTGGAGTATCCTTGTCATGACATGAACTCTACACAGTACAACTCTGGTGAACAGTCTAATAGAAACTTTGTAATTGGTTCATCTCAGCATATGCTTACATTGCCTTGCGATGAAAATACTATGGAGTTAAGTACTCCACAAAGATTTTATCTCGATAAGGCTACAGTCAATCCTACTTCCTTTATTGTAACTCAGAATGATACTACGAGTTATAATTACGGCAAGAAAGGTTTAGTTAAAGTTACGGTATATGAATATCCAAACAACTCTGCTACTGACAGACCCGATTTAGGTATTTGTGATTATATTGATATGACGAATCAAAATGCGAGTAAAACAGAGATTGTTCAAACTATAAGTATAAATTCTAATAGAGCGCTTAAAGCGGTTATTGATTATAATACTACGGTTATTAAATCTGGTGGTGACTCGCAGATGTTTATTGGTAAATTCTATGACGAAAAGGGGAATGAGGTTCAAGGCGTAACGCCGCATTGGACTGTGACTTGCCCTTTCTTTGATAAATTGACAGTGGAAGAATTTGATAACGGATTGAGTATAGGGATAGATGACGATGCTTATATTGACGAGGAATTTAAGATAACTCTTTCGGATAAAAATAAAGATAGTGATGTCACCCCCTCCTCTCTGCTTATCAGAATTGAGTCGTTGTTGTAATGGCTAATAGTTCAATTATTAAAAAAGCGAAAAATAAGATTGTTAAAGAATTTATCAAAGATGCTGATATTGTAGCCGCTATAAATAGTAGTACAGTAAAACCTAATGAATCCGAAAAACTTATTAATACACATATTTTCAATTATAATCAGAATCCCCACACTCTGAATATAGTTGGAACATTTATAACTATACAGGTTCACATACCTCACGATTATTATACTGATTATAAAGCCGCTGCTAATCGTGTAAGACCTACTATCGAAATTTGGATTATATCACACGAAAAACATATGGTTGTTGATAATGTACCAAAAGTTACTCAAAATCGAAATGATTATTTGTCTGAATTGATTGATAATAAGGTAAATGGCAAGACTGGTATTGGTATTGGTGAAACAATATTGTTGAGCAATATTGAAGGCTCTTTTCAACAAGATTATTTATTTAGAAAGATGATATTCCAATGTACGGACTTGAACTGGTCTTTATGTGAAGAAGACGGGTAAGGTAAAATGGATGAGGTAATGTGGAAATGTTTGATATAGATGAACTTAAAATTTATAGAGGTTCTGACATACCGATTACTGATAAAATTATTGTCACACAACCTACGATTGACCAAATTATAGAGTTTGGTGAGAAACGATATTTGCAAACAGTACATTGTTTGACTGGCGTAGGCGCCGATTTTAAGTGGCAATTATGGGATTACTTTAATATTGATTATACTACGATTGACGACTATGAATTGTTTAAGAAAATGATTTGGAGAAGTCTTTCGAGTAAGAAACATATCCATAAAGAATTAACAGAAAATCGGGAAAAATATGCAGAACAATTAAAAAATATATCAGAAGAGGAATTGACTGAAATGTTAGTTAACCCCCTCTCTTTGATTTTAAAAGATATTGACTTGGCTGATTTTGAAGAATATGAGTCGGATAAGTGTTCAGAAACTATTTTATATGACAAAGAACACGATATAACTATTGATAGATTTGTATATATGAGAATCGTTGATGCTGTCAGAAAAATTCACGGTTTTAAGCGGAACAATCAAATGCCCGCTAATGAAAGAACCAAGATGGATTTAATTGACGACGCAAGAGACGAAGCTATGATGGCTGCTCAAAAAGAATATAAGAGCGTGTTGCAACCTCTTATTTCTGCTTTGGCTGTTAAAACAGGGCAATTGGGCAGTGATAGCATTTGGAATACAAAGATTTATATGTTCTTTGATAGTATAAAAAGAATTAATAAAATACAGGATGCCACTTTGTTGTTACAAGGTGTTTATTCTGGCTTCGCTAGTCTTAAGGGTGTTGATAAAACACGACTTGATTGGATGGGCGAAATATAAAAAATATATAACTGACAAAAGTTATTATACATTAAATTAATAAATTGAATTAAAGGAGATATATATTATGGCTTTTAATAAGAATGAAGTTGTTCTTGAGAAAGTGCGTCAGGCAAGTTATTATAACTTGGAAGACGGCAAACTTGAACTTAGAATTACCAGTATTGAAGACCCCTCTTTGGGTTGTACAGCAGAGGGTGAAGAGGTAACTGATGCTATCGGTTCTCTTATCACAACGATTTATAGAGCTAAGAAGGCGACATTCGGCGGTAGTAACTCCCTCATGTCCTTTGACCTTGCTGCTGCTCAGTACGGTACAAAGAAAGAGGTTGCTTCTGCTGATAACAAGATTGTCAACTATGCATATGAGATTCTTGAAGTTACTACCACGGAAACTGGCGAAGGTGAAAATAAGGTTGTAACCGTAAACCCTGTAAAGCTTAAGAATGTACCTAAGGTAGATAGCATTAAGTATATTTATAGCATTGAGAGTGGCGAGATTGGCGCCCATTACAAGGTTAATAATGCTGCAGCTTCTGAGAATGAGTGCTTTGTAGCTGACGACGGCACTATTACTCTTCCTTCTGCTGTAACTTCTGGTAAGGTATATGTTGAGTATGCATATGAGACGGAAAATGCTGTTCGTGTAGTAAACCGTGCGTCTCAGTTCCCGACTGCTGGTAGACTTGTAATTCTCGCTTACTTCAGAGATAAGTGCACGGATAAGGTATATTCTGGTGCTGTAGTTTGTCCCAAGGCAAAACTCAATCCTGAATCTGTAGAGCTTGCTCTTACTTCTACTGGTAAGCATCCTTTCGAGTTTACCATGATGAGAGATTACTGCGATGAGCTTAACGACGAGCTGTTCGAAATCATCCTCAGCGAGTAATATATTAATAGAAATTATAAGTTTCAAATATATATGAGTAGGGGGTAAACCCCTACTCTATGTATTTAATCGGAGGTAAACAGATGGCAGAAAAAAATAACGCTACTTGTTCAATTTGCGGCAACGAATATTATGTTTGTCTTTCGTGTAAAGATGCAATAAAGCTTCACCCTTGGAAGATTCATTGTTGTTCAGCAGATTGTTTCAAGGTTTCCCAAGTGGTTAGAGGGTTTTCTACTAATGTATATACCAAGGACGAGTTTAAGTCTAAGTTGAAGAACATTGATTTGAGTAACTTGGAAAATTATAGAGAACATATTAAAGCATTGATTAAAGATGCTTTAAAAGAAGAAAAATTTGTTGAAGATATTGTAACTATTGAAGAAACGGTTAAAAATGTTACAACAGATGAAGATATAGTTGTTGAAAATATTGTAGAGATTGAAAAGACTGAAACTGCTGAAAATATTATAAAGCCAACTATATCTCGTAAGAGAAATTATAAGGTAGAAACAGAGTAATATTCTTTTCTATTATTTTTATGTGTGTGAATTAAGTTAAATCATAAACGAAAGGATATATTGTATTATAAAAAATTCACACGCATTTATTAAAACAATATATCCTTTTTTTTACGATTTAACTCTTAATGTAAGAAATATTTGAAAATTAATGAAAGGTAGAAAGAAAAATGAAAGTATTTTCATCAACAACAGGTAAAAATTACGAAGTTGAGGAATCGACACATTATAGAAATATGGCTCAATGTGCATTTATGCTAAGCAAAGTAGATTGTGAGCTGCTAGATGTTTTTGAAAATAACGGAAAAATTGTTATGGTCTTCCCTCGTTGGATGCACGAGAAGTATATTCGTGAATGGTCTGAACGACCTCATGAAATGAAGGATAAGAATAATGGCTAAGAATGAAGGTAAAAAATTTGAATCAATTTTAAAGTCTAATTCCCCCTCTTATCTAAAAATGGTCAGAATTCCAGACCCACCCCAAAGTTTTGTTCAAAGAGATGACACTAAGTTTTCTCATCAGAATCCTTATGACTTTGAAGCATACGATAGTCTTCACAGAATATCATATTCATTAGAATTAAAGTCAACATCTCAAAAGTATCTTTCTTATCATACTTGTGAAAAGGATGAAAAAGATGGTAAGAATGCTATGATTCAATGGCATCAAATTAAAGGGTTAACTATAGCTTCTGAATACGACAATTGCATCGCAGGATTTATGTTTAATTTCAGATTAGATAATGGTGAACAATTGTTGTACTTTATGAATATAAAAGATTTTAACAAGTTTAGACAAAGCACAAATAAGAAATCTCTAAATATTTTAGATATCTCCCTTGGTGGTGGCATTAAAATCAATGGGGAGAAATTGAGAAAAAATTACAGATGGAATTTAGATGAGTTTTTTAAATCTCAATCTAAAATCTATCCATTATAACAAATAAGTAGATAATTAATAAAATAAAATAAAAATTTTATGTGAAAATATAAGAAAGGTTTGAAATGGTGAAAATATGAAAAACATTAAAACAGGAGCTTATTTTTACAACGACGAAGCCCGCAATTTTAATTTTGCAACTGACCTCTCGGCTTATAAAAAAATGATGTTTGTAAACTATGTCGTTAATTCAATCATTGACGATGACCGCTATGATTCTATAGTAAGAGATATGATTTTTGATTTTGGTCTGGTCTCTATCTTTACAGATATCAATACTTCCTTTATTAACACTACGGACGATGATGGTAATTCTATTAACCCCATTATCTTTATTGAGCAGTTTCTTGAAGAAACTAATGTTGTAGATATTGTAAAAGCAAATATGGAAATCGGTCTTCTTGACGAACTTAATAAGGCAGTAGACAAGTCGATTGAATATCGTACTGGTATTCACCCCTCTCCTCTCAACGAAGCTCTTGCGAGTCTTGCATCTACTCTTGAAAAGAAGATTAATGAATTTGATATGGGTAGCATGATGGACATGGCACAGAAGTTTGCTGGTATGACTGATGAACTTACTCCTGAGAGTATTATGAATGCTTATATAAATAGCGATATGCATAAGAAGAATTTGGAAGAGGTTGCTGAAGCTAAGAAAGATAATGACGAAGTTGTTGATGAGTAATTATGGTTTTTAAGAATGAAAAAGAATTAGAAAAATTCATGTTAAATAAATGTCATAGTGCATTGGCAAAAGCTCAAGAAAAAGTTTATCAGATTATTGATAAATTTTTAAATGATTTTTATAAGGATTACGACCCGAGTACTTATGTTGATTTGGATGGACAAGAAAGGCATAAGAAAAAATATTATATAAGAACTTATCAATTGCTTCACTCTTTAGTGAAATCAGAGATTGTACAATCTAAAAATGGTTATGAAGCAAAAGTATATTTTGACTATGATAGTCTTCAATATTTAGACGGCAATCAACCAAGTGGCTTACAAGTAATGGAAGCTGCTGCACAAGGTTTACACGGTGCTATCGGTGAAAATTTTCAGTATGTAGAAGGTAGGACTGGTGTGGGTATTTGGAATGACCCAATAAAAGAACTCGACGCAAAAGCCATTGATATGTTAGTAGATATGTTAAAAGCTGAAGGTATTCCTGTTAAAAAAGGTTAATAATTTATTTAGAAAGGAGGATGATTATATGGCAAAAAGTAATGGTAGAGAAACATTTAGAAAAGTTATAACTTCTGACGAACTCATCTCTCAGATAAATCCCGAAAATATTAAACTTATGGAAAGATTTTTGAAGAACTTTGCTACTAAGCGTTCTCCTAAATCTGTTGTTGTATATAGAAGCAACCTAACAATGTTTTTCTGTTGGTGTGTAGAAAATGTTGATAACAAGGCGTTTACTGAGCTTCGTAAAATTGAAATTTTAGATTTTTTTGATTACGCTTTAAGCGAATTGCGCTGGTCTCCTAACAGATTTGCAAACATGCATGCCACTCTTTCAAGTTTTAGTGCATGGATTGAAAACTATTATGACGAAGATTATCCAGAGTTTCGTAATCTTTTACCTAAAATCGAAAAACCAGTAAAAGAAAATGTTAGAGAAAAGACTGTTTTGCAAAAAGAAGATATTGATAATTTAATGGATTATCTTGAGAAAAACAATATGGTTCAAGAACAATGTCTTCTTTCTTTAGCTATTTCTTGTGGTGCAAGAATTTCAGAACTTGCAAGATTTACTACAGACCTTATTGATGAAAATAATACTGTATTCGATGGTTTGTTCTTGGAGACTACCAGAGAAATAGTTACAAAAGGTCGTGGTGTTAATGGAAAGATGCTTAAGAAATATATTTTAAAAGATATGTTTCTTCCTTATTATAAGAAATGGTTAGAAGTACGAAAAGAAATTATGGAAAACACTGAACAAACCCATGATTGTATATTTATTACTAAAGATGGTCTTCCTGCTAATGCTGACAGGTTAAGAGATTGGATGAGTAATTTAAGTGATATAGTTGGAAAACCACTTTATATGCACTCACTTAGGCATTACAATGTGTCGATGTATAAACGTATTGGTTTAGAAGATGACTTTATTGTATATCTTACTGGTTGGTCTGAAAGTACTGGACATAGTATGATTAGCATTTATAATGATATGACTGCTAAAGACCGCACTTGGAAGAATTTAGATAAACTTAAAAATGCTTTAGAGCAAAATAATTTTGATAACAATTAAAGTTATATAATAGGCTTTGGCGGATAGACACCGCCCTCCTATTCAAATATAGGGGATAGTCTTCTATCCCCTTTTAATATTTTGGAGGCTTATTATGACAGAAGAAAACGAAAAAATATATAAGGTATATAAACATACTTTACCTGTGTCTGTTTCTGGTAAGAAAAATGATATGGTTTATATCGGAATTACTTGTAAGAAAAATATAAAACAAAGATGGTTGAATGGTCGAGGTTATGATTATAATCTTCATTTTTCAAACACAATAAAAAAATATGGATGGGACAACCTATTGCACGAAGTTTTATTTGACGGTTTAACTAAAGAAGAAGCAGAACAAAAAGAAATAGAACTAATTGCCTTTTATGATTCTACAAATCCGAAAAAAGGATATAATCTTTCTCTTGGTGGTAATTCTTCTGGAAAACATTCAGAAACAACAAAACAACTTATATCTCAGAAAAATAAAGGCAAAATAAGAGATGAAGAATTTAAAAAAAGATTGTCCGAAGTACATAAAGGAAAACCTAAAAGCGAGGAATTTTGTCAAAATTTATCTGATATACATTCAATAGCCGTTATTTGTATAGAAACAAAAGAAATTTATAAATCTGCTACATTTGCTGGAAAAGAATTAGGAATTGATAATAGTACAATTTCTAAATGTTGTAGGGGCGATAATAATGAAGCAGGTGGATTTCACTGGATGTTTGCAAATGAATACAGCGAAGAGAAAGCAAAAGAATTATTAGAAAAAACAAGAAATAATCAACATAGACAGGTAATGTGTGTAGATAATAGAAAGGTATACGATACCATTCAAAGTGCAGCATTGGATGCAGGTGTTAATAGCTCTGAAATTAGTGCCTGTTGTCGTGGCATAATTATGTCGGCAGGACAAAAAAGATGGTTGTATTTAGAAGATGCAACAGAAGAAAAAATACAAGAGTTATTGAGTATCGATATTTCATATGGCAAACCAAAGTCAATTTATTGCGTTGAATTAGATATGATATTTAAAAATGCTAAAGAAGCTGGTGAATATACTGGCGTTATAAGTAGTAATATTATAGCAGTTTGTAAAGGTAAAAAGGGTCATAAAACTGCTGGTAAGTTACCAGATGGCACAAAATTACACTGGGAATATGCAAACTAAATAACAAATAACAAATAAAGTTATATTAATAAGATTTGTTGGATAACCACCAACTATTTATTAATATAATTAAACTTAAAATAAAGTAAAACAAAAGAAAAATTAAATTAGAATATTACAGCACCCTTGGAGGTGCGTTTTATAATGCACCTGAAAGGAGTGTGAATTATATATGGCTGATTATCGTATAGAATTAGGTGTCAAACTTAAAGACAATGCTATACAAGATGAAATTAATGAGGCTCAAAGAACATTAAAGCCTATCGAGATTAAAGTTGATGCCGAAACAAAAGAATTAACCAATACAATAAAAGAAGCATTAAATAGTTTGTCAAAGGGTACTAAAAATGCTTTAACTCTTGATACTTCTAAAATAGAATCGGCTCTTGGAGAAGTTGCGAATGAAATAAAAATAATTAAGTCTTCTATAGGCACTCTTGATGGCGGAGATATGAAGTCTCTTCTTGCTACCATTAATCAAATGAATACAGCCTTAGACAAGGCTTCTAATCAATTTGTAGAACTTAATAAAAGTTTAGATGCTTTGAGTAGAAAAGATTTTAGTCTTGATATCGGAATTAAACTTGGCGGCTCTAATTCTGTTATCAATAATTCTTTGTATGGTGATTTTGTAAAAGATGATGTATTGCCTACATTGAAGAAGCAAGAACAAGCGTTGACAAAATATTTGGCACAGTATTTTAATACAAATGAGTTTAGTGCTGTTGACAAATTGTTATCAAAGTCTGACAATGGTCTTGGCGGTGTCGGTGGCGTTATAGAAATTATGGATAAGTTGGAGTCGCCACTTAAGAAGAGTGAAAGTCTTAAAGACAGAATGCGAGAGTATAAGAACTTTATTAACGCCATAATAAGTTCTGCAAATATGCAAGGCATTGACCTTTCTCCTGTTCTTTCTCAGTTTGAAAAACTGCCAAATGAATTGATTGAAACCGCTGACAACATTAGGAACGGTACAAAACAAGTTGATGAAAGTGTCGATAAATTAAAAAGTATTTTTGGCGGTGGCATTGATGTTGAAGGTCTCTCCTCTGCACTTCAACCAATTATTACTGATTTAAGAGAAATTAAAGAGGCTCTTCAAGATTTATCAAAGAGCGTATCTCTTGATGGATTAACATCTTCGTTTGATAGGTTGTCTGAGACATTAGAAAAGTTAATGACTAATGCCAAATTGGTTCAAGATGTTCTTGGCAATGGTAAAATGGCGGTTGTCGATACAGACACTGGTGAAGTAAAAGAAATACAAGAGGTTATCGAGAACAAGAAAACAGAATCTCGACAAGCACAAGAAACCGCCGATGCTATTGTTCAAAGTGAAAAAAGAAAACAGCAAGCTTACAGAGAAACCAATCGGTTAATTTCTGATTCTGCAAAAGAAGCTATAGATAGTGTAGGTTCTCAGTCAATTTATAAGAGTTTTGAAGTTGATGAGTCTGATTCTATTAAATTCAGACGAGAGATGGAGAGTCTTGTAAGTCAATGGACTAACGCCAAAGGTAAATTGACTGATATTAAAATAGACACAACAACTGTCTTTGACAAAGACACAGGACGAAACATTGAAAAGATTCGTCAAGCGCAAGTAACTTATAATAATGAGTTGGGCGAGACAATCAAAAAAACCATTGCATTAAGACAAATAGGGACAGAAGTCAAGGTAGTCGATGGAAAGGAAATGGCTTCTCCTATACAGGGTTTTGTAGAAGTATCTGGACAATACTCAAAGTCTCTTGGCAAAACAAAAGTTCAGACTGATGCTTTTGTTAAGCAACAGAAACAAGCCGTTTCAAATCTTACAAATCAAATAAATCAATTAAATCGAGCTGCTAGCGACCAAAATGCGTCCAGACCTATTAAGGATTCTTCGCATTTAGATATTCTTTCTTCTAAATATGAAGAAATTATTTCTGCTATTCAAAGATTGAAGAGTGCTTCGACTGATACATTTGTTGACGAACAAAATAATGTTAAAGCGTTGATTTCTGATTTCAAGAGTTTGGTATCTGAATATAAAAATGCTGAAAACGTGTCAACAAAGATGAAAGGCACTGATTTTACATCAGGACTTGATATTGCAAAAAATGATTTGGAAAAGTTTAAGGCTCAAGCAAGAGATTTTCCAAAAATTACTGCCACAATTGAAGAGTTAGATAGAGCTATTGAGTCGGTTGGCGATGCCGCTTCTCTAAATAAATTTAATGACCAATTAAGAGTCGCAAGGTCTGAATTAGCAAAAATTAAATCAGAAACTTCTGCTACTAATAGAAGTGAAAAGGTTGGCATTAATATATCTGGCTTAGAATCCAAGATTTCAGATTTACAAAGAATAAGTCCAGAAATCAATAAGTTTGAAGCGGAAATAGATGGTGCAAAAGTCTCCGTACGGAGCTTGTTAAATGACTTGGGCAAGGTCAAAACTCAAGGTGATTTTTCGGTTGTTAATTCGAGATTTAAGGCGTTTGCTGATTCTGCGAAGGCGGCTGGTATTGCAGTTGCTGAAACTGTGGGAAAAGCTAAGTCAATAAAAGATATTAAGTTTGATATTGGTACTGGTAAGTTTGATGCACAGATAGTAGAAGTTGCAAATGGATTTGATAAATTATCACTTAAATCAGATGATATTCGTGCTGATATAGAAAAACTTAAACAATTGTTGTCTAATATGCAGACGGCTGCTGCTGTTGATGATATTGATGCTTTAAAAAATGCTTATAAAGAATATGAGAGAATATTAGAAAGCGTTAATAATCAGATAAGTATCAATACAACTAAACAGCAAGAAGCCAATAGACAACGAGTACAGACGAACAACGATGATGCGTTAATCGAGGCTAAAAAGTCACTGCGCTGGGATATAGATAATTATCTTAAGAATAATACGGCTGCTGCAAAGCAATTCGCCAGTACAATTAAAGAGATTCGTGCCGCTATAGACACTTGTGATGATAGTAGTGCTTTAAAAAATCTTAAATCACAATTCGATAATGTTAAAAGAGAAGCTAATTTTACTTTAAAGAGTACTCAAACTTTTGGTGATAAGATTAAGAAGCAGTGGCAACAGTATTCGACTTATTTGGGCGTTGCTTCTATATTCCAATATGCTGAGCAAGGTTTAAGGAGTATGTTTGAGCAGGTTAAGTTAATTGACTCTGCTATGACAGAACTTAAAAAGGTTACGAATGAAACCGATGAAGCTTATAATCGGTTTCTAACCAATGCCGCTACGAGGTCAAGAGAAATTGGAACAACTATTGACGGTCTTGTAAGTTCTACTGCTGATTTTGCAAGATTAGGTTATGGATTCGAAGATGCTCAAGGACTCGCAGAAGTAGCGAATATATATGCAGTTGTTGGTGATGAAATCAACGGAGTTGAAGGTGCGACTGAAAGCTTGATTTCTACGATGGCTGCATTTAAAGATGAAATGAATGGCATGAGTAATACCGACTTTGCCATGAGTATCATAGATAAATTTAATGAAATAGGTAACAATTTTGCTATCTCGTCGGGCGGTATTGGCGAGGCGTTAGAGAGGTCTGCTTCTTCTCTTATGGCTGCAAACAATACGATTGACGAAAGTATTGCGTTAATTACTAGCGCCAACCAAGTAGTTCAGAATCCCGAATCTGTGGGTAATGCCCTGAAGACCATTTCCATGAGAATTCGTGGGGCTAAGACAGAGATGGAAGAAATGGGCGAAGATACCGAGGGTATGGTTGACTCTACTGCAAAACTCAGAGAAGAGATAATGGCTCTCTCTGGGGTTGACATCATGATTTCGCCTACAGAATTTAAAAGTACTTACCAGATTATGGACGAACTCGCTCAGAAATGGGAAGACTTAACAGACATACAACAGGCAAAATGCTTGCCTGACAATGTAGAAATACATTGATAGAATACATTTAATTGCAGGTAAACCCTTAGAGCCTTGCACCACAATAATCAGGAAACTAGATTATGAAGGTTTGACAACGCAAGGATTGGGCGTTCATGCAGCAAAGCACCCTACCGTTATACATAGACCATATGTTAATAGTCGAGGGTGAATGTTCACAGACTATCCCCAAGTCGGGATTTAGGAATATCAACGATGTTGATTATAAAATAAGAGTGGAAATCTCGAATACCTAAATCAAAAGGAGTACGGCATAAGTTAACGATGTGAGTGAAAATCTCTTAAATGGAAAAGGTGTACCCTTCCCCTATTCATATAGGAAAGGTGAAGAAATAGTCGGACTTATACGAAAGTATAAAATTTATTTTGTTAGAACTTTAATTAAGGAAATAAAAGATGTTGAAGTATACTTATGAAGATGTATTAAAATCGTTTGAGGAACGAGGATATACATTGTTAATAACAAAGGATGAATATAAAAGTGTAACGCAAAAATTACAATACATATGCAATAAACACAAAGATAAAGGTGTTTTGGAAATTTCTTATTCTAAACTGATGAATGGTCGTGGTTGTACTTATTGCGGCAGAGAAAGAACTGTGGCAGCAAAAACTAAACCATTTGATTATAATGAAGCGGTTGAGTTGTGTAAAAAATATGATTTTGAGTTTGTTGATATAAAAAGAGAAAATAGTGTAATATACATTTATTTTATATGCAACAAACATCGAGACCTTGGTGTTCAAAAAATGAGAAAAACAAATATGAAGCGAGGCATTAAGGGCTGTATATATTGCAAAGGTGATTTGCCTGAGTGGTATGTTAGGCAAAAAATTAATGAGTTATATCCACATATAAAGTTGACTGGTAATTATGTTAATATGTCTACGCCTATTGACTGTTATTGTGAAAAACATGATATCTATTGGAAGACGACTGCTCAAAACATATTATTTGGTCATGGTTGTATAGAATGTGGAAAAGAAAAGTTGTCCAAACAACATATTTATACCCAGAGTGAATTTGAAAATTTGATTAGATTTGTTAATCCAGATATAGAGGTTATTAGCAATTATAAAGGTATGGAATATGATATAACAGTCAGATGTAAAAAATGCGGATATGTATGGACGCTTAACGCTCAAAGCTTAAAAGCGAATGGAACTCGTTGCAAGAAATGTTCTTATACATACAAAGGTGAAGATAGAATTATAGAAATATTGCATAATTACAATTGTAATTTTATTCATCAACATAAATTTGAAGATTGCAAAGACAAGAAATGTTTGCCATTTGATTTCTATTTGCCAGACTTTAATTTGTGCATTGAATTTGATGGTGAGCAACATTACAAACCTAAATTTGGTATGGATAATTTTATACAAACACAAAAACATGACAAAATTAAAAATGAGTATTGTGAATCTCATAACATTAGATTACTGAGAATTCCTTATTGGGAAGGTAGTAATTCTGAAAGCATTATAAAAAACAAATTAAATATAAACTAACAAAATAAATTAATAGGATTTACGCTCCTATTTGAGAAAATGAAGTATTACAGAACTTATCGCTGGAAAACGCCAAGGAAATATCGTTTCCAGTTTAATGACGAATTTCGATACAGCCAGAGAAGCACTTGAAACCTCAATGAACTCTGCTGGTTCGGCAATGCAAGAGCATGAAAAGTGGCAACAGTCTCTCGAAGCTCAAATTAATAAGCTTAAGGCATCTTGGCAAGGATTGTCTCAAGCGTTTTTAAAATCAGACTTTTTAAAAAAAGTTATTGATGTGCTAATTGACTTTGTAGATGTCTTAACTAAACTTATAGATAAAGTTGGCGCATTTCCTGTTTTACTTGGCGTTTTTGCTGGATTTAAAGTTGTTCCTGCACTTTTTGGGAAAATAGGAAAAACGGCAAAAGCTGCTGGTGGTGGAATTAAAAGTTTCTCTGATATTTTAGCACTATTAAAACTATCATTCCCAAATGTTACAAAATTAATAGAGAACTTTATAGCATCTTTAAAAAAAAGCGAAGATGGTTCTCGTGGCTTTACTAAATCACTTAAAGGTATTTGGGATGCATTAAAACAACATTGGATTATTGCAGTTGTTGTAGCGGCTGTCACTATATTAACTGCTGTTTTTGGATACCAAGCTAAACAAGCTGAAAAACTTTCCAAAAAAGTTGAAGAACTTACAGACAAATACAAAGAACAGCACGAAGAGTTAAAGAAGATTAAGAATGACTACGATACTACTAATGAATCTTCGATGATTTCCAAGTATGAGAAATTATCAAGGGGTGTAGACCATTATGGAAGAAATATTTCTTTAACCGCTGAAGAATATTCAGAATATCAAGATATTGTTAATAAAATTGCAGACCAATTCCCATCTCTTATTTCTGGGTATGATGAGCAAGGTAACGCATTGCTCTCTTGTAAGGGTAATGTCGAACAACTTACCGAAGCGTATGAAAAATTAATCCATGCTCAAAATCAAGCAATATTGACAAACACGGGCGATATCGAAAAAGATTTTGAAAATACGCTTACAAAGGCTAGTGGTGAACATTGGTGGTCTAACGGTCATGGATTTTGGAAGGGTCTTTTTGTAAACGGGGCAGATTTTAGTGACCATGTTGGTCTTGGCTCAGTTGATTTTATTAATCAAATTGGCAAACGAATGTTTGATTATGAGCTAAAAACTGACACCGCACAAGCCATTCAAGATTTAATAAATGCTAAGAATGACAACGAAAAGAAGAAAATATTAGAAAAGTTAAAGCAAGACAAATATGCCGAAGAAGAACTTAGAGACCTTCTTCCTAGTATGGGTTATGATGTAGGCTTTTTTGAATCACCTTATAAAGTACTTGAAGAAGCGTTAGAGAAAGATTCAGCAAAGTTACAAGAAGTTGTTAATAACTATTATGCTTCTTTTGCTGAAGCAGTAGAAGAACAGAAAACAATAGCGCAGGCTAAATTAAGCGAAGCATTCGATGTTAGCAGTGTAATTAGCGGTTTAGATTATGGCAACATAACCGAAGAATTGCAAACACTTGCCCATCAAACCGTTGCTAATTTAGATTTAGATTTCTTTGAGGAACTTAATGAGCAAGGTAAAACTGTTGAACAATGGACAACAGAACTTCTTAATCAACTTAATGCAGTTGGTAAGGTTCATGGAAAAACTATTGAAGATGCCTTTGAATTGCAAACTCAATTTAACGGTGGCGACATTAATTATGGTGATTATGTTGATAAGTTAAGAGAAGTTGAAAAGGTAATCGACGGACTAAATTTAAAAGACGAAGCAAAAACTCAACTTAAAATAAGTCTTGGCTTAGATGATGAGGGTGTTGTTGACCAATATGATGCGCTTATAAAGCGTTTGACAACTGGCGCAGAAAATAGTTTAGGCTTAGACGCTACGGCTGTCAAAAAATTTATAGATGATTTATCGGTTGAAGAATTTTCGATTCTTGCAAAAATTGTTCCTAATTTAGAAGCTGGTACTACTCTCGATGAAATTCAATCTTTAATTGATGATAAGTTGGCGACAGAATTCAAATTTGACATTACTGTTCAAACTGAAGGTATTGAAGCCCTTAACACTGCTCTATCCGAATCTCGTTCTGCTGCTGGTTTAACTTCTGAATCAATTGCAGCACTTACTGCAAGATATGAAGATTTAGATGGTTTTAATACCGCTGCTTTATTTGAAAAGACAGCTAATGGCATTCGCTTGAATAGTGATGAGTTAAGTAGACTTGAAGAACAATATGTAAATACTAATAAGCTTGAGATTGATAAAAATCTCAATTCTCTTGTTGAAAAGTATCAAGATGTCAATAATGAGCTGAAGACCAATACATCTTTGACATCAGACGAAAGAAAAGAGCTTGAACGCTCCAAAGAATCTCTTGCTGATAAGATTGATGAATTATCTACTCTTGCCTCTCAATATGATGGCTTAACTTCTGCTTTTACCAAGTGGCAAAATGCTCTTGATGGTGCCGAAGAAGGTGACAATTACGATTCTGTGTTTGAAAACCTTGAAGCTATGAAAGAGCTTGACGACAAGAAGCTGTATGGCACCGATAAATATAAAACCTTTGCTCAATTAATGAGTTATGAAGATTTGTCGTCTGCGAGTATAGATGAAATTGGCAAAGCATTTGATAAGGGCTATAAAAAGGCTGAAAGATATTTTACGGAAACCAAACAAGGTAGTACAAACTTCTTAAAAGACCTTAATAAGATTAACTCTGAATGGGCACATATAAATAAAAATGGTGATTGGGAAGTAAATATTAATGCCGAAGAAGCAGCCAAGAAACTTGGAATAAGTGTCGAGGCTGTTTTATTACTTTTAGACAAGCTTAAAGATTATGGTGTTGAAGTTAATATTGAAGATACTTCTGTTGATAACCTTAAAACTAAAATTGAGAAAACAGAAGCAAAACTTAAAGAACTTGGTCAATCCCCTGTTGATATTAATGTAGATATTGAAGCAAGCTCTTCTAATCTTGGCAAGATAGAATCTGAAATTGAAAAGGCTAAATCTAAGATTGCAGAAATAAATAATAGTTCTGTTAGTCCAGAAGTTAAAACCGCTCAATTAGAAGACGCACGAGCAAAGTTAGAAGCGTTAATTCAAAAGAAACAAGAAGCAAGTCAACCTGCTTTTATGAATTTGAACACTTCTCAAGTCAATGCTTCTCTTGTTGATGCTCTTGAAAAAATTCAATCTTATCAAGCCGCTCTTAATGAACTTAATGAGTTAAAAGAACTTAAAGCTGCTGGCATTGCCATTGATGATACAGAGATAGCTGCTGCTGAAGAAAAACTTGACGGATTTGCAAAAGCAATCCAAGGTCTTGATGGCGATGTTAAGGTTGCAATCGGTCTTGAAGAAGACGGCAGTATTGATTCTATTCATAAGGCTTTTGAAGAAGGCAAAGTTAAAATAGATGCAAATACAGACCCCGCTCTTAATAAGATTGAACAACTTGCTGAAAATGTTGAAAGAATTGAAGATAAAGATGTAACAATTAATGTTACGGTCAATGGTTTAAATGATGTTAAAGAACTCAATAAACAAATTGACCTTGCTACTGATATTCAAGGCGACATTGATAAATTATCTGAATATGTAGAAAATGCTAAGGAATTAAGTAAGCTTGGAAATAATATTACTTCAAAAGTTACCGCAGATGTTCAAGGTAATGTTATTAAAACCCCAGAATATGAAATTAACAATTTAAAGGTGTTTACTGACGGTGCCAAGGATGTTCATTCTATAGGGTATGTTTCAAGCAAGGTCACTGCCGATATTGATGGCAATGTTTTTGATAATAGTGAGCGTACTATTGACAATCTTAAAGCATACACAGATAGTGCCAAAGATATCAAAGAATTCAAAGGTGATATATCAAGCAAAATTACTGCAGATATTGAGGGTGATGTCTTTGATAAAAATGAAAGCACTATTAATAATCTTGAGGTATTCGTTGATAGTGCAAAAGGCATAAAAGAAATTGAAGGTAATATTGTAAGTAATATTACTGCTAACACACTCGGTAGCGTATTTACCGACAAAGAACGCAGCATCGATAATCTCGATGTGTATATCGAAAGTGCTAAAGGCATTAGGGATATCGAGGGTAATATTGTAAGTAATATTACCGCTGATGTTGATGGTAGTGTATTTACAGATAGTGAACGCACCATTGATAATCTCAAAGTATTTA